TTAATTCATTCGTTTTTTTATACGGCTTGCCGGAAAGTATCTGTATAAGGTGGATACGCCAATACCAAAAATAATAGCTAATTGCTGCCGAGGATGGCCTTTCTCTAATAGCCGGCTAATCTGTTCCTGTTCATGTCTGTTGATCGCCCGAGGGCGCCCTCCCAGTCGTCCTTGCGCTCTGGCGGCAGCCAGTCCGGCAAGGGTTCGCTCGACAATTAATTCTCGCTCCATTTCGGCCAGTGCTGACATTACATGAAAAAAGAATCGCCCCATCGCGCTACTGGTATCGATACTATCGGTTAAAGAATGGAAGTGAGCTCCGCGTTCATGTAATTCTGATATTAACGCCACCAGATTTTTCACGCTGCGGCCCAGTCTGTCTAATTTCCAGACGACAAGAGTATCGCCTTTATTTACATACTTTAACGCTCGTTTCAGGCCGGGGCGGTTTGCAATCTTGCCACTGATACGGTCCTCAAAAATGCGGTCACAATTTGCACTAGTAAGCGCATTACGCTGTAAATCGATATTTTGGTCAATTGTTGACACCCGAATATACCCAATAGTAGCCATGATTTTCTCCTTTACATCAGATAAGGAAGAATTTTAGTCGCTTTTCTCATGGAGGATTGCTTTATCAAAAACCTTCCAAAAGGAAAATTTTATGGCACAAGTAATCAACACTAACAGTCTGTCGCTGCTGACCCAGAATAACCTGAACAAATCCCAGTCCGCACTGGGCACCGCTATCGAGCGTCTGTCTTCTGGTCTGCGTATCAACAGCGCGAAAGACGATGCGGCAGGTCAGGCGATTGCTAACCGTTTTACCGCGAACATCAAAGGTCTGACTCAGGCTTCCCGTAACGCTAACGACGGTATCTCCATCGCGCAGACCACTGAAGGCGCGCTGAACGAAATCAACAACAACCTGCAGCGTGTGCGTGAACTGGCGGTTCAGTCTGCTAACAGCACTAACTCCCAGTCTGACCTCGACTCCATCCAGGCTGAAATCACCCAGCGCCTGAACGAAATCGACCGTGTATCCGGTCAGACTCAGTTCAACGGCGTGAAAGTCCTGGCGCAGGACAACACCCTGACCATCCAGGTTGGTGCCAACGACGGTGAAACTATCGATATCGATCTGAAGCAGATCAACTCTCAGACCCTGGGCCTGGATTCACTGAACGTGCAGAAAGCGTATGATGTGAAAGATACAGCAGTAACAACGAAAGCTTATGCCGATAATGGTACTACACTGGATGCCTCAGGCCTTGATGATGCGGCCATCAAAGCGGCCATTGGTGGTACGACTGGTACGGCTGCTGTAACGAGTGGTACAGTTAAATTTGACGCAGATAATAATAAGTACTTTGTTACTATTGGTGGCTTTACTGGTGCTGATGCCGCCAAAAATGGCGATTATGAAGTTAACGTTGCTACTGACGGTAAAGTTACACTTGCTACGGGTGCAACTAAAACCACAATGCCTGCTGGTGCGGCAACTAAAACAGAAGTACAGGAGTTAAAAGATACACCAGCAGTTGTTTCAGCAGATGCTAAGAATGCCTTAATCGCTGGCGGCGTTGACACTGCCGATGCAAATGCCGCGACATTGGTCAAAATGTCTTATACCGATAAAAATGGTAAGACAATTGAAGACGGTTATGCGCTTAAAGCTGGCGATAAGTATTACGCTGCAGATTACGATGAAGCGACAGGAGCAATTAAAGCTAAAACTACAAGTTATACTGCTGCTGACGGCACTACCAAAACAGCGGCTAACCAACTGGGTGGCGTAGACGGTAAAACCGAAGTCGTTACTATCGACGGTAAAACCTACAATGCCAGCAAAGCCGCTGGTCATGATTTCAAAGCACAACCAGAGCTGGCGGAAGCAGCCGCTAAAACCACCGAAAACCCGCTGCAGAAAATTGATGCCGCGCTGGCGCAGGTGGATGCGCTGCGCTCTGATCTGGGTGCGGTACAAAACCGTTTCAACTCCGCTATCACCAACCTGGGCAATACCGTAAACAACCTGTCTGAAGCGCGTAGCCGTATCGAAGATTCCGACTACGCGACCGAAGTTTCCAACATGTCTCGCGCGCAGATTCTGCAGCAGGCCGGTACTTCCGTTCTGGCGCAGGCTAACCAGGTCCCGCAGAACGTGCTGTCTCTGTTACGTTAATTTATTTCGTTTTATTCAGCCCCGTGAATTCGGGGCTTTTTCATTCAGCATAGATGAATATATCTTTATGGAATGTATGGCTGTAAATGATATTTCCTACGGGCGAGAGGTTGAAATATGGCCGCGGGATTATTCTATGCTTGCTCGTCGAGTTCAATTTCTACGTTTTAATGATATCCCTGTTCGATTGGTGAGTAATAATGCCCGGATAATCACAGGCTACATTGCGAAGTTTAATCCGAGGGAAAATTTGATTCTGGCTTCAGATAAACCTAAAGGAAATAAGCGCATTGAAGTTAAATTAGAGTATCTGGCAATTCTTGAAGAATTATCAGGTAATGACGCTTTTAATCTTTCACTGGTGCCGGCTGACGAATTTAATCTTCAGCAATATACTCCATCAAGAAGAGATTATTTCTCGATTTGCAATAAGTGCTATAAACAGGGAGTCGGTATCAAAATCTATATGAAGTATGGACAGGTTTTGACTGGCAAAACGACAGGCGTAAATGCGTGTCAGGTTGGTGTGAGGACATCCAATGGCAATCATATGCAAGTTATGTTTGACTGGGTGAGCAGGATCACGTCTTCGGATTACGCTGAATAACGCCTACGGTAATAAAAAATTCCGTGAGAAAATATTGCTCTTGGAGGAACAGAGACCATTCGACAGCGCATAGATAGTTTCGCCGCTGCTCGTGCCACTACGGCCAGGACGCTTAAAGCAGTTGACAGAAAAGAATTGATCATTAAGCTTCGCAAAGAAGGTCTGCTGAATCTTCGCAAATCTATGGATACCGTAGCCCAACATCCTGGCGTCTCACGGGCAACTGCTTATCTTTATGCTCGACAGTCTGACTGAGAGCTTTGCCCCAGCCAGGCTGGACTCTCAGTGAATGTTCCATTTTCTTTGACTCTCGTATTCCAATTCTTTCGGGAGTTATTGGTGAGACTTTTGGCGTTTTGCCCTGTCACCCATCGCGCAGCCGCTTTACCCACCGCGTCATTTGACTCCAGTGTCCGTAAGGTTCTCTGCAATCCTCACCAGGCGGCAATAGATGTAAAAAAGCCCGCAGAGCTTGTGCTGTGCGGGCTTAGTAGACTTCATTGTACTTCAAACAACTAAAAAGTGGTGGAGCTGGCGGGAGTTGAACCCGCGTCCGAAATTCCTACATACCATTTTTAGTATAGTAAAAACAGTGTATTGCGTTTAAAAACAGCGGGTTAGTGTTATTCAGTGTTCGTCCGTTTTACGCATTTTTAATGCCCTGCCGCCAAAATGCCGCCATAAATTAGCGTTTCCAATTGAGGTTGTGAAGCGGGTTTTTTGTCACTGCGTCTTCGAGGTGGTCAGGGGCAAAGTGAGCGTAAACCATCGTCATTTTTATATCTGCGTGGCCCAGAATATCGCGCAGTACCAGTATGTTTCCGCCGTTCATCATAAAGTGGCTGGCGAAGGTATGGCGCAGCACGTGGGTACATTGGCCTTCTGGTAGCTCAATACCAGCTCTTTTTACTGCACGCTCAAAAGCTTTTCTGCATGGCGTGAATAGCTTCCCTCTGTTTTTGGGGAGTTCGTCATACAGATCCTGAGATATTGGCACGGTACGGTTTTTCTTGCCCTTCGTCTTGGTATAAGTGATGCGGTATTTTGATAGCTGATGGCCCTGCAGGTTTTCAGCTTCACTCCATCGGGCGCCAGTTGCCAGGCATACTTTTGCAATCATCAGCAAACTGGGACTCTGAGAATCAGCACAGGCATCCAGTAGACGTTTAATTTCTTCCGGTGCCAGGAACGCCAGTTCGCCCTCTGCGATTTTGAATGTTGGCAGCCCAGCGAGCGGGTTGGGTGCTGACCAGTGGCCCAGCTTTTTCAGTGTGCCAAAAACAGATGATAGATTACGTTGTTCAAGGTTTACCGTACGGGGCTTAACTGGCGACATAAGCACGCCATCTTCATTTTTTACTTCACCTTTTAACCGTGCTTCCCTGTATTTCGTAAAATCGCTTGCGGTTAACTCTGAGGCAATGGGATCGCCCAAGCCATTACAAATAATGCTGAGTTTTGCCATCAGGCGTTTGGGGTCTGCCAGCGTCTGCCCATAAAGTGAATGCCACTGCTCAATCACTTCTGATAAATGCCGCCGATCTTCCTTCTCCCCCAGCCACGGTTTTTTGTTCACCTCATCCATGGTGTGGTTTTCGAATGCTATGGCCTCGCCTTTAGTCGCAAATTGCTTGCGTACACGCTTGCCATCCCGTCCGTTCGGGTAGCATTCACACAACCATTTTCCGTTAGGCTGTTTTCTGATGCTCATAAGTTAGAGGCTCTTGATTATTTTTAAAGCGCGGCCCACTACCTCAATGTCGTCTAGGCTGCACTCAAAGGATGATTCGTCTTGATGCACCACTAATCTGTTTCCTGGTAGACGTGTTAACTTAACGATGCTTTTTATTCCGTCGATATCTACCAACCATATGCCATTAACTGGTGGAGTCTGGCTGCGGTCTACTAAATAAGAATCTCCAGCAGTATTAACTAACAATAGGTCGCCTGAGTCTGAGGGAAGCAGGCTGGTATCAATGATTGCTTTTCCTGCCTCGACCAATAAACCACCGTTGAGAGTTGCCTTGTCAATTTCAGGGGAAACAAGTTCCGAAAGAGGTTTAACTTTGCCGGAGTTCACGAAATTGATATCTTTTTTATGGTCAATATTTGAACCTGGCTCTCCCTGTCCGGTAGTGAGCCACAGTAACGAAACTCCCGTTTCTAAAGCACACTGAATCACCCATTCCGCCGGAAAACTATCTCTTAAGTATCTGTTTGCCATGGTGCTTTTTGATGCACCCAAGTGATCACACAGTTGTTGTCTGGACTTAAAATCGTAGGCAGCCATTAACCTATGTATAGCCTCTCTTCCCCCGGTATTCTCGCCAGCTTTCACCTGTATCATTTTTCAACCCTATTGACGTATCAAAAATTGGATCGTAGTATCTCGATGTATCAATTATTGAATCAAATAAAACAAGATAAAACGACGTAAACCAAACCTTAACCGAGAGATATTGCACTATGAGCACTGATATTTCAATTCGTGTACCAAAAGAGATGGCAACGCCTGCTGAGTTCGCGGAGTGGGAAGGTATCTCCCGTGGCTCCGTGTATCAAAAAATTCACCATGGTCAGCTTGCTAAGTACATGGTCAAGAAAGAAAAAAACAAAGGCCGCGTAAGCCTGCGTTACCTGATGTACAAAACCGACCAGGTTCGTGAGTCCCTCGGTCATTCCAACTTTCGCGTCATTGTTGGTCAGTAAGTTCAATTATGAGAGCTTTTTGAGGGGGGCGCATGTTTGATTATAAGATTTCCAAACATCCACACTTTGACGAAGCCTGCCGGGCTTTCGCGCTGCGTCACAACATGGCGAAGCTGGCAGAACGCGCAGGAATGAATGTCCAGACGCTGCGTAACAAGCTGAACCCGGAACAACCGCATCAGCTCACGCCGTCGGAGATCTGGCTGCTTACCGATCTTACTGAGGACTCTACGCTCGTTGACGGTTTTTTGGCTCAGATTCACTGCCTGCCATGCGTACCGATGAACGAAGTGGCAAAAGAGAAGCTGCCACATTATGTCATGAGCGCTACTGCTGAAATCGGACGTATTGCTGCCGGTGCTGTATCGGGTGATGTGAAAACTACTGCAGGCCGCCGCGATGTTATCAGTAGCATCAACTCTGTTACTCGCTTAATGGCACTGGCTGCCGTTTCCATACAGGCACGTTTGCAGGCTAACCCGGCGATGGCAAGCGCGGTGGATACCGTGACGGGCCTCGGCGCTTCATTCGGTCTGATCTGAGGTGGCTATGCTGACTAGAGAACCATCTTTTGCATCACTTCTCGTTAAGCAAAGCCCAGCAATGCACTACGGTCACGGCTGGATTTATTTACCTTGCGGAAAAAAGTGGCATCCATGTATTGAACTGTCTCCCCGGCAGCAGGCTGTCCGGGGAATAGGTAAAAAGAGATTGCTACAACGTCTAAGTTTTAACGTGGCAGGCATCCTGCAAACCAGGCGAAAAGCTTTTCCTGGAAGCTGAGTTTAGTGTCGTCAGACCGACTACATGCAATAGCTGCTCTTTTGTAGGCTGGATTTAACAAAGAACCGAAAGGTGCGGAATCAGAGTGATGCAGTGTTTTCAATTTTTGTGCAATCAGCTCCGGGGTCAATTCATCCCCAGCATAAAGCAATTCACCGTACTGACGGCTTTGTACGCTAGCACGCTCGGAAATAATTGCGGGTTGCCACACAAGTTGAATTGTTGCGATTACAACAACGGGCAAAGCGAATACCCATTCCAGCCCGGTATCGGCTATGACAGCAGTACCGCTAATAATCTGAATAGCAGTCATCAATTTGTCAGCCCTACCGTGAAGTGTCGCTGTCATAAGCTCAAGGTAATAGCAGTAATGCAACTGGAAATATTCGGAGCTTTGTTTAGTCATGCCGGATTCCTATTTTTTATCTTGCCCCGGTTCTGGCTTAGGTGCAGGGGCAGGACGAGGCAATACATGGAAGTTGTCAGAGTCTGACATCAGGTTTCTCCTTCGAGGGGTAGGTGATTGTTGGCGCAAATAGTCTACCACTAAGGCACGCGCCGGGCGTGTGAAAAAATTCCCGGCACAACTTCAAATAGGTATATGTACGACGAGATAGGAGGGGGAATGGCTATTGATGGCCCGGTGGCGGCAGTTCCATTAAGCCCCGGCAAACGCCTGGATGGGTTGAATCATATTGCTGAATTACGCGCAAAAGTGTTCGGCCTGAATATTGAGTCGGAGCTTGAAAGGTTCATTGAAGATATGCGCGACCAAAGGGATGTTAACAATAAACAAAATGAGAGAGCACTGGCAGCCATATTCTATATGGCAAAGATTCCAGCAGAACGTCATAGCGTCAATATTAGTGATCTGACTACTGACGAAAAGCGGGAACTGATTAAAGCAATGAATCATTTTCGTGCAGTGGTGAGCTTATTTCCAAAACGGCTAACCATGCCGAATTAACCCACAACAGAAATTAATGGCGTAAACCCGCCGGGCTTCTTATTGCCCAAATTCAGGAGAAACAACAATGCGAAATATTGAAACCCGTATCACTAAAACCGGACCAGATGATGCTGGCCTTAATCAGTTGCTGACTGATGCGCGTATGGAAGAACGCCGTGGACGCGCTGATGTGATGGCAGCACGTCTGGACTCTTTGGCTGCCCATATCGTGTCACGTCAGCTTAACCACACGGAAGCGGCTGAGCTGCTGCGTCAAGAAGCGGTGAAGATTCAGAACGAAGCGCAGGAGATCCACTGATGGCTGATTCAATGGACCTCGTACAGCAGCGCGTTGAAGAAGAACGCCAGCGTCACATCCACACCGCCCGCAATAAAACGCCGGGCGTTTCCCGTGTTCTCTGCATTGATTGCGATGCACCGATCCCGCCAGCACGCCGCCGCGCCATTCCGGGCGTGCAGTGCTGCGTCACCTGTCAGGAAATCGCAGAGCTGAAAGGCAAACACTACAACGGAGGTGCTGTATGAGTACCATCCTGAAATGGGCGGGTAATAAAACCGCCATCATGGCAGAACTGAAAAAACACCTCCCAGCAGGCCCGCGACTGGTTGAACCTTTCGCGGGTTCATGCGCTGTGATGATAGAGACAGACTATCCTCATTATCTTGTCGCGGATATTAATCCAGACCTGATTAATCTCTATCAGGTGATTAAGAATGATGTTGAATACTTCATCAAAGAGGGCAGATATCTTTTTGAAGCCCGTAATGATCCAGAGGCATATTATAAGACGAGACAGGAGTTTAACTTGCGCCATGGTGGCGCAATTGAACGGGCATTGTATTTCTTATATTTAAATCGCCATGGTTATCGCGGACTGTGTCGCTATAACTTGGACGGTTATTTTAATGTTCCTTACGGTAATTATAAAAAGCCGTACTTCCCTGAAAACGAAATACGTGCATTTGCAGAAAAAGCAAAACGCGCAACGTTTATCTGCGCCAGCTATGACGAGACACTGGCACTGCTGCAAACGGGTGATGTTGTCTATTGCGATCCACCATATGACGGCACGTTTAACGGATATCACACAGCTGGTTTTACAGAGAATGATCAGTTCCATCTGGCGTCTATTCTTGAACGCCGGTCATCAGAAGGTTATCCGGTTATTGTGTCCAACAGCGACACCTCTCTGACACGTTCCTTATATCGTAATTTCACCCTCCACCGCATCACCGCAAAGCGCAGCATGGGTGTGGCTGCAGGTGATGGTAAATCTGCATCAGAAATCATCGCTACGAAATCAGTATGCTGGTTCGGTGTTGATTTGGCGTCTGGTCCTGATGTCTCGGTGGAAACTGAGGTGCGGGCGTGGCAGTGAGTAAAATCACATTACATTATGTACAAACCACCGGCGGCTCGAATGAGGCCGCCGCAGCCTTTCCATGGAATACCCCAAAAAAAGCGGTTAACCCGTATCTGGACCCGGCGGACGTTGCGCCGGTGTCTGCACTTTCAAACTTGATCACTCTGTACGCTGCGGATAACGAGCAGGAGCAACTGCGCCGTGAGGCGTTGAGTCATGAGGTTTGGGAACGCTATTTCTTTAATGAATCCCGTGATCCTGTCCAGCGTGAAATTGAGCAGGATCGGCTGATTAGCCATGCCAAAATGGCCCGCGAACAGCAGCGAGTTAATCCCGATTTGGTGATTATTGCCGATGTAAGCGCCATGCCTGCCCATATCAGCAAGCCTCTGCTGGAGCGGGTTAAATACTTCCATAGCCTGGGCAGGGCTAAAGCTTACTCCCGCTACCTGCGCGAAACAATCAGGCCTTGTCTTGAGCGGCTGGAGCGAGTGCGTGACAGCCAAGTGTCGGCCTCTTTCCGTTTCATGGCGAGCCACGACGGGCTGGAGGGGCTACTGGTACTTCCTGAAATGAATCAGGATCAGGTCAAGCGCCTTTCCACGCTGGTTGCGGCACATATGAGCATGTGTCTTGATGCGGCCTGCGGTGATCTGTTTGTCAGTGACGATGTTAAACCAGAAGAAATCCGCCAGGCATGGGAAAGGGTTGCTGCAGAAGCCATGCGCCTTGAAGTCATCCCGCCTGCCTTTGAGCAGTTGCGCCGCAAAAAGCGCCGCCGTAAGCCGGTGCCTTATGAACTGATCCCACCGTCGCTGGCCCGTATGCTGTGCGCGGACTGGTGGTATCGCAAATTGTGGCAGATGCGCTGCGAGTGGCGGGAGGAGCAGTTGCGCGCCGTCTGCCTGGTCAACAAGAAAGCCTCACCGTATGTCAGCTACGAAGCCGTGATCCACAAACGCGAGCAGCGCCGCAAATCGCTGGAGTTCTTCCGCTCGCATGAGCTGATCAACGAAGACGGCGACACGCTGGACATGGAAGACGTGGTGAACGCCAGCAGCAGCAACCCGGCGCACCGCCGTAATGAAATGATGGCCTGTGTTAAGGGGCTGGAGCTGATCGCGGAAATGCGTGGAGACTGCGCGGTGTTTTATACCATCACCTGCCCGTCACGCTTCCACGTAACCCTCAACAACGGCAGGCCTAATCCGAAGTGGACCAGTGCCACGGTCCGGCAGAGCAGTGACTATCTGGTTGATACATTCGCCGCTTTCCGCAAGGCCATGCACAAGGCCGGGCTGCGCTGGTACGGCGTCCGCGTTGCAGAGCCGCACCATGACGGCACCGTGCACTGGCATCTTCTGTGCTTTATGCGCAAAAAAGACCGTCGTTCCATCACCGCGCTGCTGCGTAAGTTTGCCATCCGTGAAGACCGCGAGGAGCTGGGCACCAATACCGGGCCGCGCTTCAAGTCCGAGCTAATCAACCCGCGCAAGGGCACGCCGACAAGCTACATCGCCAAATACATCAGTAAGAACATCGACGGGCGCGGGCTGGCTAAAGAAATCAGCAAAGAAACCGGCAGATCACTGCGTGACAGCGCCGAGCATGTCAGCGCCTGGGCGTCGCTGCACCGTGTCCAGCAATTTCGTTTCTTTGGTATTCCGGGGCGTCAGGCATACCGCGAGCTGCGCTTGCTGGCAGGTCAGGCGGCGAGAGTACAAGGCGAACGCAAAGCGGGTGCGCCGGTACTGGATAATCCGCGTCTGGATGCGGTACTGGCAGCTGCGGATGCAGGTTGCTTTGCCACCTACATCATGAAACAGGGCGGTGTACTGGTTCCCCGCAAACATCACCTTGTCCGCACAGCTTATGAGCTTAACGACGAACCGAGCGCCTACGGCGATCACGGTATCCGTATCTATGGCATCTGGTCCCCGATTGTAGAGGGCAAAATTTGCACGCACGCGATGAAGTGGAAAAAGGTTCGTAAGGCCGTTGACGTTCAGGAGGCGGCAGCCGACCAGGGCGCTTGCGCCCCTTGGACTCGTGGCAATAACTGTCCCCCTGTTGAAAATACGAACAAATCAGGGGGGGATCTGCCCGATATTAAAACCATGAATGAGAAGGAACTGCAGGATTATCTCCACAATATGGGCCAGAAGGAACGGCGGGAACTTACAGCTAGGTTGAGACTGGTAAAACCGAAGCGGAAAACAGTATACAAACAGAATATTTCGGAGCAGCAGCGCCTGCAGCTTAAGGCAGAACTGACTGCCAGAGGGTTTGAAGGTAGTGCATCGGAGATTGATTTGCTTCTGCGTGGCGGCAGTATTCCATCCGGGGCTGGGTTGCGTATTTTTTACCGTAACCAGCGGTTGCAGGAAGATGATAGATGGCGGCAATGGTACGGCTGACGCGGGTTAATAATTTATGCGGTTATTGATCGGTGTCAGGGCTATCTAATTGACAGATAAAAAGAGTTTTACATTTCTAGCTTCCTAATATACTGTAATTATAAACAGTGGTTATATATACAGCATTGTGTTCCGTAGCAGTGAAAGGAGGGAAGATGCAGGACTATCTTTTGGAGTCGTTGAAGCTCCAGCGCATTGATTTTTTTATCAAGCTTGTGGCGGCTAGTGAGTGCAGCGACGAAGAGAAGCGGCTGGCTATCCAGTGGGTATCCGAACTGACAGACGAACTGATGGCAAAAATTCGCAGCCATGAATACAGCAGGTCTATGGATGTAACCAGTTGATCAGTGTCCTGATGGCCCTTGATTGGATAATCCAAAAGGGGCATAAGGCCCCTTTCACATACGTCGATTTAGTTGTTCCCCAGTGAGCCTGCCATCGCAGCATATTTAATTTCATCGGCAGGTATTTCAGGATGTAATTGGATCTGCCTAATGACATAGCTAGGAACTTCATCACCCCATAGTTTAGCCGCATCCTTGCAGACTTTATACGCGAAGTCTCTATGCTCAAAGGCATAGGATTTTCCGTATGCGTATTGCTGACAGGCATGGACATAAGCTCCGAAGTCGCCGTCTTTATCCGGAAAAGCACATCCAGCCAGAGCTATGATGATTGCTACTAACGTAAAGGGGAGAGTTATATTTTTCATGGTATCTTTCTAAGCGTTTGGTATTATTTAATTAAGGATTACTTACGAGTGCCTAGTAGTCCCCAAGATATATTCTCAGGGACTATGCTGTATCAGCTTTAATTACGACCTTATTTAGAAAGGTACTTTTCTCTAAGTTGATTCAGTCTATCAGCATCGCGTTCTGAAAACTCGGCGTCACCATAGATCGATTTTCCATCTGCGTCTTCAAGGCCAGTGACTGTGACGGTAAATACTGCATCAGCCGGAACCTCAAGTTTTCCCCAATCAGAGTACCTGTTAGGGGCTAATTTCCAGTTGGCTTTCTCACTTGGTTCCAGACCTCCAGAAATTTTATAGTTGAAGACGTCAGAGAACCAAGGGACGCTTCTTCCAGGGCTTGCAATAACTCCTTTAAAGAATACTCTAGCAACCGCTTTGTCTGTTCCGTTTTCAACGCTAATATCCAGAATTGGTTGGTCATTGCCGTAATTCTCTTTCTGGAAATAAAAACGGGAGCGTTCGACCTTGAAGGCTTTCATTTTTTCAGCTGCCTGTGCCGCCGAGGTTTGTTTGGCTTCCAGTTCTTTTATTTCTTGCAGAGCCTGTTCTCTCTCCCTCCTCTCACGCTCAAGGCGAATAGTTTCTGCGTAATTTATAACCTCATCACCAGTTTTACCTTCCAGCGCTGTCTTAATTTTTGTTTCGTAAACGTCCCCAGAAGACGCTCCAGCTTGCATTAGCTCTCTCATGTTGATTTGGCTAAAGGCAACGACTTTAACCGCATCATCAAACTGAGCTTTTTTATCTGCAGGTAAGGACTCTCTTACCTTTTGAATGGACTCTTTCATCGACTGATCGCTTGATGCATCGATCTTCGGTTTGTCACAAGCAGTAAGCAGCAGTGCAAGAACAATTACGCCAGTTAATTTCTTCATATCCCTATCCCAATCGTAAACAAACAAGACTAATCCTAACAGGATTATCTGGCATGACAAACCCGTAGCCATATCATGTGCCAAGGTGTGCTGTGCAAGCTACTGGTCTGAGAAAACCTGTACGGATCCTCATGTTGAAACTTGAAAATCCTGTTCGCTTTAAGATGGAATCAGTTACCCGAAAGAGCTGACGCTAGTGCATATAAGATGGCTGATGTGCTATGACTCGTTTCACTGTTCTACCGATTTCCATGTCATGCATGTCTATGCCGCATGAGATCGCATGATCGTTTGAGGAGCGTTTTTGCTAAGGCCCGCCAGAATTGGTGGGCTTCTGCGTAGATCATGCAGGTGCATGAAAACCACTACAGAAAGCGGGCAGGCGTGGCGGGGATACGAGCGCGCGCAAGCATGACAAAAGATGAAATCAAGTGGTACGATAAGTAAAATTCGTAATTTCGCAAAGGGATGTCTCATGCATAGAATTGTTAAGGCTCATCTTGATAGCTTCGTAAAGAGTTACGGTATTGAAAATCACGAAGAGGATGTGCAGTTCGAGTTGTTCTGTAACAAGGCCATGCTATCTTCTCGAATTAGTATGGATTTTGAAATCGATGATGTAACGACCGGAGCTGGTGATGATGGCATGGATGGTATCGCTATCATAATTGACGAAGAGTTATGCATCTCTCCGGAGGATGCGTCTTCTGTTTTTTCCTCTCAACGTAAAAATCACGATGTCGATATTGTTTTTATACAATCAAAGCGTAGCGAATCATTTGATTTAGGCGACTTTTTAAAATTTAAAGCATCTGTTTTTAGATTCATTGATGAGTCTCCATACTCTTGTTTAGATGATATCCAAAAAAATGCACATGAAGTATTTGATGTGGTGATAAAAAATGTTCCTAAGATAAGAGGCGGTCGCCCAAGTTTTACCGCTAAATATGTTGCTACAGGAATATATAAGAGTCCTAAAGAGTTAGAGTCCGCACGAAAACTTTTTATAAAAGAAATCGAAGAATTAGGTTATTTTTGTAATGTTAGTGTTGAGTTTGTAGACCGTGATGAATTAACTAGGACTTGGATTGATACATACTCTGTGGTTAATGCAGAATTGCCATTGTTTAGTAATGCTCCTCTACCAAAAATTAATGGGATTGAAGAGGCTTATCTTGCGGTTGTAAAAGCAAAGGATTTTGTTAGTAATCTTTTAATGACAGAGGAGGGTTCTCTTCGTAATCATGTTTTTGTTGAGAACGTTCGTGCATTCTTGGGAATAGACAACCCTGTTAATGCGTCGATTGCTGAGACAATTAAAGATAGAGATGCGGCCTCAAGATTCCCTGTTCTTAATAATGGGATTACCATAGTAAGCCCAGATGTAAAGCTTCAAGGCAGTATATTGCATTTGGAAAATTTTCAAATAGTCAACGGTTGTCAAACATCTAACGTACTTTACGAATGCCGTGATTCATTAGATGATACTATGATGGTTAATTTGAAGGTTGTTGAAACATTGAATGAAGATGTTTTTTCAGAACTAGTTCGTGCCACTAACAGCCAAACTAAAGTTGACGAAACACAATTCTATTCTCTTCGTCCAATAATTAAGAAAGTCGAAGCGTACTTTGACACATATGAAGGACAAGACGGTCGTTTATATTTAGAAAGACGTGAAAGACAATTTATCGGTAGAGATATACCTGCAGTAAGAGTGTTTTCGGTTCATATGGCGGCTAAATGCGTCGCAGCTATGTTTTTCCGTCGGCCAGATCTTTCATATAGATACCCAAAACGAATGTACGAATTACTGGCTGAGAAAATATTTTCTAATGATACGAAAGAAATTGTATTTTATGCGGCATGTCTAACGTTATATAGACTCCACTTGCTTACATCGAATGCAGATATCCCACAAAACATTAGGAAGTATAAATGGCATCTAATGGCTGTTGTTTGCGTGTTAATTGCTGGAAAGGACATTCCAAAGTTTGGGTCAAAGAAAATGGATATTTATTGTAATAAAATTATAACTGAGATGACAAAGCATGGGGATAAAATAAAGGCAACCTTTCAAAGGGCTGTCGATATTGTTCTATCGATCGATGACATTACGGATGATAGAATGAAAAGGCAAGCGATTTTAGACGAGATGCTTGCTAAGATTTAGTTTCATAAAATATTGGTTTCTAGTTATCTTTAGTGCTAGTTATATTATGAGGTGAGTGCCTTTGTTAAAGGCACTCTTGCTATATTTATATTACTTCAAGACAGTATGCCTTGAATTTAATGACCTCATGCCCTATCCATTCATTAATTTCTTTCATTCGCTCCTGCAAAGGTATCAATTCATTGCGCACAAATACACGGCTGGCTTTTTCGACATCCCCAAACCCGCCAACATTGCTCGGCATAACCCCCATCATCTGAGGCGGAGCGCGGTGCGCTGCCATCATGTCATCGCGGCTGACGTTCTTGATATTCAGAAACTCATCTTTTGCTGCTACTTCTGACAGCGGGATTATCTGAATACCGTCCTTCTTACCGTTCGGCGAGTACATAAACAAGTTGCGGAAGTTGCCCGGCCCTTTAGCGCTTTTCATCGCCTGGCGGATGTTGTTCACGTCCTCCTGGTTCTGCGCCGCATCGGTCATGTACATGATGAACCCCGCGTGGCTGCCGTTGATGTAATACTTGCGGCGGAACAGTGTTGCGGACTCGTTGAGCAGGGCCGATGGAATGGCAGAAAGATAACCGGGTAGCCCATAGATCTCCTGGTTAATGTCCGGTTCCATCAGATGAAAGATACTGTTTTTAGTGAACTCGTAGGGCTGCGTTGTCATGCCATACTGCACAAACCAGTAGGTATCGAGATCCACGCCACGGCGGGTGTATTTCGCCAGCGACGGTTCCAGAGACAGAATACCGCCAAGGCGGTTGGTGCGCTTTTCCAGATAAGCATTGCCAAACACCAGATAGTCCTGCACGAAGCGGCTGAATGCCTGCTGGCTCAACAGCGGGTGCGGGATAAACGTGCTGGTCAGGATGTTGCGCTTAACGGCAATCGGCGAGCTGTGATGAACGGCGGCGCGGTAGGTGCGGGCCAGCCCGTCAAAGCTCACGGGCGGCTCATACCAGCGGTCCATCTGCACGCATTCCACGTAATCCAGCAGTTCGCGGCGGTCCAGTACCGGGATCGGATCGCCAAAGCTGAACGCTTCGGCGTGGGTTGTGTTCTTCTGTTGTGCGGCTTCCTGTACTGGCGCGGTGCTGGTCAGGGCTTCGAGTTCACTCATCAAAAAATCTCCACAATATTGCTGGTATTGGCGGATTCGCCCTGCAGCGGTTCGTTAAACAGTGCGTGCATCGTTGCCCAGGCCAAATCGGCATGGCTGGCTTCCTCGCTGCGGCTGGCTTCGTAGGTGGGGCGGTTGCCGCTGGCGGTGGTGGCGCGGCGGATAGCCATAAAGGACTGCGCAATGTCGGTGTGCCCGGCGTCAAACTCCAGACGGCGGTGGCTGATAATGTCGTACGCCTTGAGCACCAGGGCGTTTTTGACGTTGGGGTTGTAGACAAACTCCCGGACAGCGGGAAAGAACGCTTTTACGTTCTCATAAACACCGTGCCCGACGCCGGTCGAGTCGATACCGATATAGGTCACGTTGTACTGCTGAGTTAGTTTTTTGATAGCGTCCGCCTGGGCGCGAAAGTCCATCCCGCGCCACTGATGACGCTCCAGAATGCGGAACTTCCCGCCCGGTACAGTGGGCGGTGCCATAACCACGCAGCCTGCGCTGTCACCGTTCTGCGTACCTTTCGCTGGGTCGTAACCGATCCAGACTTCTCGCCAGCCAAACGGGCGCAGCGCCAGCGCCTGAAAATCGGTCCAAACTTCCCAGCTGTCCACCATGCACGCCTGCAGCTCGCTGAGCGGAAATACTGACGCCAGATCGTCAATAAATTCGCACATCAGCAGGTTCTGGTATTCGTCCGGGCTGTACTCCATGCGCAGCTGGTCGAGGTCGAACAGGTTACAGCCGCCGCGCACTGCATCCTCCACGGTGACGATCTGGCGGTATTGCCCGTCAGGGCAGAGCAGGCCGCGTGCAAGGTTGCTGTGGGTCAGGTCAATATCCACCTTGTCCGCTTTGGCACGCCCCCGGTTAAACAGTGCACCGGACCAGAACGGATAGGCGCTGTGGGTCAGGCTGGACGGCGTGGAAAAGTAGGTTTGTCGCCATTTCTTGTGAATGGCCATACCGGAGGCAACCTTGCGCAGCTCCTGGAATTTCGGTATCCAGAAATATTCATCAAGGTACAGGTTGCCGTGGTAGCTCTGCGCCGTGCGGGCGTTGGTGCCGAGGAAGTACAGGCACGCGCCGTTGCTGAGGGTCATCGGGTCGCCTTTCAGCTCAACATCCACCTCTTTTGCAAAGTCGATGATGTACTGCTTAAAAACGTGTGCCTGCGCCTTACTGGCTGAGAGGAAGATCTGGTTGCGCCCGGTGGTGATGGCGTCAATCAGCGCTTCGCGGGCAAAAAAGTATGTTGCCCCGATCTGACGTGATTTAAGCAGGTTGCGAATGCGGTGTTTTACGCCTGCCTGCCACCAGTGGCGCTGATATTCAAACATGCCATTACGGAAGATTTCTTCCAGCTTTTCAGTCTGTTCATCGGTGAAAACGTTCTTTTCGGGCTGCCTGCGCGGGCCTTTGTTGCGGTTGGCAACGTTCGGATTTAAGTCCGCTTCGTTACCGCCATCATTGAATTTACCGATCCGGGCGTGGCGCTCTGACTGGCGCGCCAGCAGGTCAATTTCCTTGAAGTCTTTCCCTTCTTTCTGCTCCTTCATAATGAGCTGGCAGTAACGTGCGGCGGTGGTGAGCTGCATCTGATCCAGCGGCCCATAGTCGCTCCATTTGTCGCGCTTCTTCCAGCTGTGAACGGTTGCAACTTTCTCGCCCAGCATTTCAGCAATGCGGGCTACGCGGTATCCCTGAAAGTACAGTAGCATGGCCTGCCGACGGGGATCGAGGTCTGCGGGGGTCAGTGTCGTGTTCATGGCCCAAACATACGGCCTTGCCTGGCGGCTTTCCCCGGCTGCGGTTTGTGTGGTTTACCGTACAAGTGCCGCGCGTTGTTTCACTCCCCCCATCACCGCAAACATAAGGCTCCAGTAAGTTATTTCTAACGGAGCACGGCTCATGACAGTGAAAGCAAAGCGTTTCCGTATTGGGGTGGAAGGTGCCACCACTGACGGGCGCGAAATCCAGCGTGAATGGCTGGTACAGATGGCTGCCAGCTACAACCCGACGGTCTATACCGCGCTGATTAACCTTGAGCACATCAAGTCTTATCTGCCGGACAGCACCTTTAACCGCTACGGCAGGGTGACGGGGCTGGTTGCAGAAGAAATCAAGGACGGGCCGCTGGCGGGCAAGATGGCGCTTTATGCCGATATCGAACCCACGGACGCCCTGGTGGAACTGGTGAAGAAAGGCCAGAAGCTTTTCACCTCCATGGAGGTCAGCACGAAGTTTGCCGACACCGGCAAAGCCTACCTTGTGGGGCTGGGTGCGACGGACGATCCGGCGAGCCTTGGCACCGAAATGCTGGCATTCAGCGCCAGCGCCGCGCATAACCCGCTGGCGAACCGTAAGCAGAACCCTGAAAACCTGTTTTCGGAAGCGGTTGAAACGCTGATCGAACTGGAAGAAGCCCAGGACGAAAAGCCGTCCCTCTTTGCCCGCGTCACCGCGCTGTTCACCAAAAAAGAGCAGACCGATGAGGCGCGTTTCTCCGATGTGCATAAAGCCGTGGAACTGGTCGCCACCGAGCAGCAGAATCTGAGCGAACGCACTGATAAATCCCTGTCCGAACAGGACAAGCGCCTTTCTGAGCTGGAGTCCTCCCTGCAGGAGCAGCAGACCGCCTTTGCCGAGCTTGAGAAAAAGCTGAGCAGCGAAGACAGCCGTAAAGACTACCGCCAGCGCGCGCCGGGCGGTGACGCACCGGCAGGCACCCTGACCAATTGCTGATGGAGCATAAAACCCGATGAAAAAGAAAACCCGCTTTGCCTTTAACGCTTACCTGCAGCAGCTGGCGCGCCTGAACGGTGTGGAGATTGAAGAACTCTCCAGTAAGTTCACCGTAGAGCCGTCCGTGCAGCAGACGCTGGAAGACCAGATCCAGCAGTCCGCCGCTTTCCTGACGCTGATTAACATCACGCCGGTCACTGAGCAGTCCGGTCAGTTGCTGGGGCTGGGTGTTGGCAGCACCATTGCCGGAACCACCGATACCACCACCAAAGAGCGCGAGCCTACCGATCCGACGCTGATGGAAGACGTGGAATACAAATGCGAGCAGACCAACTTTGATACGGTGCTGACCTACGCAAAACTGGACCTGTGGGCGAAATTCCAGGACTTCCAGGTGCGTATCCGCAACGCCATCGTCAAGCGTCAGGCGCTGGACCGTATCATGATCGGCTTTAACGGCGTGAAGCGCGCCAAAACGTCCAATCGTGATGAAAACCCGCTGCTGCAGGACGTCAATAAAGGCTGGCTGCAGAAAATCCGCGAAGACGCGCCGGATCACGTCATGGGCAGCACCAAGAAAGACGGCGCAAAGACTGCTGGTGCGGTCAAGGTAGGTAAGGGGGGCGACTATGCCAACCTGGACGCTGTGGTGATGGATGCCGTCAACGAACTGATCGACGCGGTTTATCAGGACGATGACGATCTGGTTGTTGTCTGCGGACGTGAACTGCTGTCTGACAAGTATTTCCCGCTGGTCAACAAAGAGCAGGACAACAGCGAGAAAATCGCCGCCGATCTGATCATCAGCCAGAAACGTATGGGCGGCCTGCAGGCTGTGCGCGCGCCTTATTTCCCGGCAAATGCCCTGCTGATCACCCGTCTGGATAACCTGTCCATCTACTGGCAGGAAGACACACGCCGCCGTTCTGTTATCGACAACCCGAAACGTGACCGGATTGAAAACTTTGAATCCGTCAACGAGGCGTATGTGGTCGAGGACTACCGCTGCGCGGCGCTGGTTGAAAACATTGAAATCGGTGATTTCAGCGCGCCTGCCGCACCGGAAGGTGGGAATAACGTATGAACATGAGTCCCGCAAGGCAGCACCGCCTGCGCATTCAGGCCGAACAGGCCGCCCGTGAGGGCGGCAGTGTTCGCCATGCGTCGGGATATGACCTGATGTTGCTGCAGCTGGCAGAAGACCGCCGCCGCCTCAAGGGCGTCCAGTCCACGGTGAAAAAGGCGGAAATCAAGGTGGAGCTGCTGCCGAAATATTCCGCCTGGGCGGAGGGCGTGCTGGCTGCCGGAGGTGCGCAGCAGGATGACGTGCTGATGTACGTGATGCTGTGGCGTATCGACGCCGGTGATTATGCTGGTGCGCTGGAAATCGGGCGTCATGCGCTGCGCCATGGCTGGGTGATGCCGCTGGGCAACCGTAACGTGCAGACCGTGCTGGCAGAAGAAATGGCAGACGCGGCGCAAAGCGCCCTACTTGCCGCTGCTGGTTTTGATGCCGATCTGCTCCTGCAGACGCTGGACCTGACAACCGATCTGGATATGCCGGACCAGTCGCGGGCGCGCCTGCATAAAGCCATCGGCGCTGTACTGAGTGAAAGCAACCCAGCATCTGCCCTGAATCACCTTACCCATGCACTGCAGCTCGATCCCCGCTGTGGCGTGAAAAAAGAAAAGCAGCAGCTGGAGCGCAGACTGCGCAATGACAGCCGCTAAAGAACGTGCCCCGCGCACGGGCGGCACGGGGTGGCGAAAGGCACTGCCACATCAAAACCCCGTCCACCGCCCACTTATTCAGGAGAAAGCCGCATGAAGTTTGTTGCGCCCGAACAGGCACCGGAACAGGCGGAGGTCATCAAAAATACGCCGTTCTGGCCTGATGTGGATCTGTCGGAATTTCGCAGTGTGATGCGCACTGATGGCACGGTGACGCAGCCGCGTTTAAAGCAGGTCGTGCTGACGGCTATTTCTGAGGTTAACGCTGAGCTGTACGACTTCCGCAAGCGTCAGCAGATGCTGGGCTGGCAGACACTTGCAGACGTTCAGGCAGAAATGCTGGACGGCAAAAGCGAGCGTATCCAGCACTACCACAACGCCGTTTTTTGCTGGGCGCGCGCTGTGATCAATGAGCGTTATCAGGACTATGACGCCACGGCGTCAGGCGTGAAGCGAGGGGAGGAGCTGGCGGAGGCCAGCGGTGATCTGTGGCGTGATGCCCGCTGGGCTATCAGCAGGGTGCAGGATGCACCGCACTGTACGGTGGAGCTTATCTGATGAAAGTGCGTGCGCATCAGTATGACACGGTGGACGCGCTTTGCTGGCGTCATTACGGGCGCACGCAGGGTGTCACTGAGCAGGTTCTGCAGGCAAATCCGGGGCTGGCTGAGTACGGCCCATTTTTACCGCACGGGCTGCAGGTGGAGCTGCCGGACATTACGGCGTCAACCACGGCGCAGACCGTCCAGCTATGGGACTGAATTATGACGCTTGAACGAATCAGCGCCTTTATCACTTACTGCATCGCCGTGCTGCTGGCATGGCTGGGCGATCTGTCGCTCAAGGATGCGTCAACGGTTGGTGGCGTACTGATTGGTGTGCTGATGCTGGCTATCAACTGGTACTACAAACACCAGTCTTTCAAATTGTTACGTGGCGGCAAAATTTCGCGGGGGGAATATGAATCCTTCAATCGTTAAGCGCTGCCTTGTTGGGGCGGTGCTGGCTATCGCCGCCACGCTGCCCGGTTTTCAGTCGCTTCATACCTCCGTTGAGGGGCTGAAACTGATAGCCGACTACGAGGGATGCCGCCTGCAGCCTTATCAGTGCAGCGCGGGCGTGTGGACTGACGGGATCGGCAATACGTCCGGTGTGGTGCCGGGAAAAACCATCACGGAACGGCAGGCGGCGCAGGGACTTATCACCAATGTGCTGCGCGTAGAGAGGGCGCTGGATAAATGTGTGGTGCAGCTGGTGCCGAAAAAGGTCTATGACGCGGTGGTGTCGTTTGCTTTCAACGTGGGCACCGGCAACGCCTGCAGCTCCACGCTGGTTAAGTTGCTGAACCAGCGGCGCTGGGCAGATGCCTGCCATCAGCTGCCGCGCTGGGTGTATGTCAAAGGTGTGTTTAATCAGGGGCTGGACAACCGCCGCGCGCGGGAAATGGCCTGGTGCTTAAAAGGAGTATAGCGAAATGAAATGGTTAAAAAGTTACTGGCTGCCGCTTTCGGCTCTGGCGCTTCTTGTAATGGTTGATGTGAATTTCCCCACATCTCATGCGCTTTTTCCACTGGCGCTGATTATGTGGTTTGAGTATGCCGCATTTCACTGGTCTGTTTTGCTGGGTTGTACTCCTGCACGCTGACAGGGAGTGACCGGCTACGCGTCCGTCAGTTGCTGAGCAGGGTGCTGGGGCTAATGGAAAAAGTGCCTCTCGCTTGGTATCAGCGCCTCGTTCTTGCCTTTGTCATGTTGCTTGCCGGATGGAAGCTCACGGGGATGGTTTGTGTTTTTACAGTTGCCATGAGCTTAGCAATTAAAGATGAGCTAAAGGCATTGCGGGAATGAATCGTTTACTGGCAGTGGTTCTGGCGCTGGCACTTGCGGCGCTGGGCTGGCAGTCGTGGCGGCTTAACAATGCCAGCCACACCATCGAGACGCAGGGCGCGGAGCTGAAAAGAAAAACGCAGGAGCTGACGAAGAAAAACAGCCAACTGATCGGCCTGTCCATTCTGACCGAAACCAACAGCCGGGAGCAGACGCGGCTTTATGCTGCAGCGGAACAGACCACCGCACTTCTGCGCAGCCGCCAGCACCGGATCGAGGAACTGAAACGTGAAAATGAGGATTTGCGCCGCTGGGCTGATACTCCTTTGCCTGCTGACATTATCCGGCTGCGGGAGCGTCCGGCCCTCGCCGGAGGTGCTGCTTACCGTGAGTGGCTGTCCCAGAGTGACACAGTGCCGTCTGGAAAGGTCAGCGCCGCGCAGTAACGGCGATCTGAACGCGGTGCTGGATGAAACCGAGGCCGCCTGGGCGGTCTGTGCTGACAAAGTGGACACGATTATTGCGTGTCAGGAGCGAGACAGTGAACAAACCGCAGTCCTTACGCAGCGCCCTGAATAAAGCGGTTGCTTATGTCCGCGACAACCCGGACAAGCTGCACCTTTTCGTTGATAACGGCTCACTGGTGGCAACCGGTGCCAGCTCCATGTCATGGGAATACCGCTACACCCTGAACGTGGTGATCGAGGATTTCAGCGGCGACCAGAATCTACTGATGGCTCCTGTGCTGCTGTGGCTAAGTGACAACCAGCCGGATGCTATCAATAACCCGGAGCTGCGCGAAAAACTGTTCACCTTTGAAGTGGATATTCTGCGCAACGATGTGTGCGATATCAGCCTGAACCTGCAACTGACGGAGCGCGTGCTGGTCAGCACTAACGGCAGCGTGTCAGGCGTTGAAGCAGTGCCGGAGCCGGACGAACCCGAAGAAATGTGGACGGTGAAACGTGGATGAGCTGCAGAAGGTTGATGACTGGCTGACGGCGCTGCTGGCGAATCTGGAGCCTGCCGCACGCAACCGTATGATGCGGCAACTGGCGCAACAGTTGCGCCGGACGCAGCAGCAGAACATCAGGCTGCAGCGTAATCCTGACGGCAGCGGCTATGAGCCGCGCAGGGTGACAGCCCGCAGCAAGAAGGGACGTATCAAACGCCAGATGTTTGCAAAGCTTCGCACCACAAAATACCTGAAAACCGCCGCCAGTGCGGACTCCGCCAGCGTGCAGTTTGATGGCAAGGTGCAGCGCATTGCCCGTGTTCACCATTACGGCCTGCGTGATCGCGTCAGCCGAAAAGGCCCGGAGGTCCGCTACGCAGAGCGCCGCCTTTTGGGCGTGAATGATGAGGTGGAAACCATCACCCGTGACACTTTGCTGCGCTGGCTGGCGGGGTGATCTTTGTGCCACTGCTGGCACAAGCGCCCGCGCTGCCTCCCTTTTCCCTCTGATGGCAACCTTTCGTTATGAATGCACAACTGACCGAAATCATGCGCCTTATCACCAACCTGATCCGCACCGGCACCGTAACCGAAGTGGACCGGGAAAACTGGCTGTGCCGGGTGAAAGTGGGCGAGCTTGAAACTAACTGGATTAACTGGCTGACGCTGCGTGCCGGTGGTGCCCGTACATGGTGGTGCCCGTCGCCGGATGAGCAGGTGGTGGTGCTGAGCATGGGCGGCAATCTGGAAACCGCTTTTGTGCTGCCCGCCATCTACTCCAATCAGTTTGCGCCGCCGTCGGATTCTGTGGACGGCTGCGTGACGGAGTACCCGGACGGGGGCTGGTTTGAGTACGAACCCGCCACCGGGCGGTGGCATGTCCGGGGTATCAAATCCATGGTGATCGAGGCGGCGGACAATATCACCCTAAAAACCGGTGAGTTTGTGGTGGAGGCTGACACAACACGCATTAACAGCGAGGTGGTGATCAACGGCGGCGTCACCCAGGGCGGCGGCGCAATGAGTTCTAACGGGGTCGTGATGGATAAACACGGTCACACTGGCGTTAAGTCAGGCGGGGATACATCGGGAGGTCCGGTATGACGCTGTATATCGGTATGAGCCGGAATGACGGGCAGGCCCTTGCGGATACAGACCATCTGCGCCAGTCGGTGCGGGATATTCTGCTGACACCGCAGGGTAGCCGCATTGCCCGACGGGAATACGGTTCGCTGCTGTCCGCGCTGATTGACCAGCCGCAGAACCCGGCACTGCGCCTGCAGATTATGTCTGCAGTCTATGTGGCGCTGAACCGCTGGGAGCCGCGCTTTACGCTGGACTCCATCACCATCAACGGCAATTTTGACGGCTCTATGGTGGTTGAGCTTACCGGGCAGCGCAACAACGGCGCGCCGGTTTCACTTTCGGTAACTACAGGAGCAGACAATGGCAGTGATTGACCTTTCCCGGCTGCCCGCGCCGCAGATAGTGGACGTGCCGGATTTTGAGACGCTGCTGGCTGAGCGCAAGGCCGCTTTTGTGGTTCTTTATCCTGTGGATGAACAGGACGCGGTGCGGCGCACGCTGGCGCTGGAATCTGAACCCGTCACCAAGCTGCTGCAGGAAAGCACATACCGCGAAATCCTGCTGCGCCAGCGTATTAACGAGGCTGCGCAGGCGGTGATGGTGGCCTATTCGATGGGAAATGATCTTGAGCAGCTGGCAGCCAACTGCAACGTGAAACGCCTGACGGTAGTGCCTGCTGATAATGATGCAGTACCGCCGGTCGCCGCAGTGATGGAAGATGATGAGGCGCTACGCCAGCGCATCCCTGCTGCGTTTGAGGGGTTGTCGGTTGCTGGCCCGACGGGAGCCTATGAATTTCACGCCAGAAGTGCGGACGGACGTGTGGCAGATGCCAGCGCAACCAGTCCGGCTCCTGCAGAGGTGGTACTTACCGTGCTGAGCCGGGAGGGGGACGGTACAGCAGTAAAAGACCTGCTGGATGTGGTTGAAAAAGCCCTGAACAGTGAGAGTGTACGCCCGGTGGCTGACCGTCTGACGGTTCGTAGTGCGGAGATCATACCGTACCGGGTGGAGGCTACCATTTTTCTTTATCCGGGGCCGGAAGCGGAGCCTGTTATGGCGGCGGCAAAAGCCAGCCTGCAGAAGTACATCGCCAGTCAGACCAGTCAGACGAGGCTGGGACGTGATATCCGCCGCAGCGCCATTTATGCCGCGCTGCACGTGGAGGGCGTCCAGCGTGTGGAGCTAACGTCCCCTCTGGAGGATGTGGTGCTGGATAAGACGCAGGCGGCATCCTGTACTGAATGGAGCGTTACCAACGGGGGCACGGATGAATAGTCTGTTGCCGCCGGGTTCGTCGCCGCTTGAGCGCCGACTGGCGCAGACCTGCAGCGGGATTTCCGATCTGCAGGTATCGCTGCGTGATTTGTGGAACCCGGCAACCTGCCCGATCAGATTCCTGCCTTATCTGGCCTGGGCGTTTTCCGTTGACCGCTGGGATGAAAGCTGGACAGAAAATGTCAAACGCCGTGTGGTGCAGGATGCTTTCTATATCCATCAGCATAAAGGAACAACCAGCGCCGTGCGGCGTGTGGTTGAGCCGTTCGGCTTCCTGATCCGCATCATTGAGTGGTGGCAGACCGGCGAAACGCCGGGGACGTTCCGTCTGGATATTGGCGTACAGGATCATGGTATCACCGAAGACACCTATCTGGAGCTTGAGCGCCTGATAAGCGATGCCAAACCATGCAGCCGCCACATGACAGGTATGTCCATTAATATGCAGACCAGCGGCCCTTACTGGGTTGGCGCAGCCAGCTACCTTGGCGAAGAAATCACGGTGTATCCGTATATCAACGAAACCATCATTTCCGGCGGCACCGCATATGAAGGCGGAGCAGTCCATGTTATTGACACAATGAGAGTGAACCCATGAGCGCAAAATTTTATACCCTGCTGACGGACATCGGCGCGGCGAAAATGGCAAGAGCCACCGCGCTCGGTATCCCGCTGAAAATTACCCATATGGCGGTGGGAGACGGTGGCGGTGTGCTGCCCACACCCAGCGCACAACAGACCGCGTTAGTTGCAGAGAGGCGCCGCGCAGCGCTGAATATGTTGTATATCGACCCGCAGAACAACAGCCAGATTATTGCTGAGCAGGTAATCCCGGAAACTGAGGGCGGGTGGTGGATTCGTGAGGTCGGCCTGTTTGATGAAACCGGTGCGCTGATCGCTGTGGGTAACTGCCCTGAGAGCTACAAGCCGCAACTGACAGAAGGGAGCGGACGTACGCAGACCGTACGCATGGTACTGATTACCAGTAGCACCGATAACATCACCCTGAAAATTGACCCTGCAGTAGTGCTGGCAACCCGTAAATATGTAGATGATAAGGCGCTGGAGCTGAAGGTATATGTAGACGACCTGATGGCAAAGCATCTTGCTGCACCGGACCCGCATTCACAGTATGCGCAGAAGGACAGCCCGACACTCACAGGGATTCCAAAGGTACCGACGCCAGCGGCGGGTAACAGCACTAAACAGATTGCAAACACGGAATTTGTGGCATCGTCTATCGCGGCAATGGTGGATTCTGCGCCTACAGCACTGGATACGCTGAACGAGCTGGCAGCGGCTCTGGGGAATGACCCGAACTTTGCCACGACGATGATAAACGCTCTGGCTGGAAAGCAACCGCTGGACAATACACTGACGAATTTAAGCGGAAAAGATGTCGCCGGTCTTCTCACATACCTCGGTTTAGGCGAAACGATAAATCTGGCCACTGGCGCCATGCAAAAAGACCAGAACTTGAATGATGTGCCAGATAAAGCGCTGGCCCGTCAGTCCCTCCAGCTTGGCAACAGCGCTACACTCAACGTCGGCACCACACCAGACACTGTAGCCGCTGGTGACGACATCCGTATTTCCACCGCCAAAAGAGCTATAGACGACACCCAGACCGGTCTTGGTGCTCAGCCCGTTATGTGGGTAAGTACCGCCGATGATTTGAGCATTCTGCCGTCTGGTGCTCGCCGGTTTGCCATCAATAAAGCTCCGGCAACAATATTGCCGGTAAACGATTATGTTTTCCTGGAAGTGATTGCCAAACGCGATTGCGTAGACGGCTGCGCCGTTCTGATAACAGACTCAGTTGGTAACACCTGGATTGGCGCGCGCTGGGACGTAATCAATGATTCCGGGTTTACCTGGCGTCCCCTGATGTCGTGTCCGCCCGGCGTTCCCCTTCCGTGGCCGTCTGACACCATCCCTGCTGGTTACGCCCTGATGCAGGGGCAAGCATTTGATAAGAACGTTTATCCCTTACTGGCAATAGCATATCCATCCGGCACTATTCCGGACATGCGCGGCTGGACAATCAAAGGCAAGCCCGCGAGCGGGCGCGCTGTGCTATCTCAGGAGCTGGATGGCAACAAATCGCACAGTCACAGCGCCAGAGCGCAGGATACCGATCTGGGAACGAAAGGTACGTCGTCATTTGATTACGGAACGAAGAGCTCTGATACAACAGGCGGTCATAACCATTCGGCGGGCGGCATATACGGTGGTGATTCAATCGGTGGAAAAGCTCGCGTCCAGCGTGATGGCAATGACCAGTTAACAAGCTGGAATGGCGATCACGCACATACCACATGGATTGGTCCGCATGACCACACTGTATATATCGGCCCACACGGCCACGTCGTTATTGTGGACGCAGACGGTAATGAGGAAACAACGGTTAAAAACATTGCATTTAATTACATAGTGAGGCTTGCATAATGACTTTTAAAATGAGCAGCAAAGCGCGGACAATTACGATTTATAACCTGCGTTCAGATACGAATGAATTTATTGGGGCAGGTGATGCGTATATACCGCCACACACGGGATTACCGGCAAACTGTACGGATATTGCACCCCCTGATATTCCCGCCAGTCATATTGCTGTATTTGACGCTGAAACCGAAATGTGGAGTCTGCATGAGGACCACCGTGGCGAGACGGTTTACGACACAACAACCGGCAATCAGGTTTATATCTCCTCTCCCGGTCCGCTACCTGAAAACGTCACATCAGTTTCACCTGATGGTGAATATCAGAAATGGAATGGTAAGGCGTGGGTAAAAGACGAAGTGGCTGAAACAGCGGCCAGACTTCGTGAAGCTGAAGGAACCAAAAGCCGTCTTTTGCAAACAGCAGCGGAGAAAATCGCGCCATTACAGGATGCTGTTGATCTTGAAATCGCAACAGATGATGAGAAAGTGCAGCTCGACGAGTGGAAAAAATACAGGGTGTTGGTAAACCGGGTAGATACCACAAATCCTGACTGGCCTGATGTACCTGTAAGCCAGTAATATGACGTTGTGAAAAATCAGGCTGACGTTAATAAAACATGCCAGCCTGAAGTAATATTCAGTTCAGTAAGAACTGATGAAACTTAATGACCAGATATACCATCAGTCCTGATATGGTTGTTATAGTTTTCTGTAAAAAATTAACAACCACAAATCTGACACCACTCCAGTGGTTTCTCTATATCTTGTGGCCATTTGTCACACCATGGTGGGCGAATATATGGGGCAGGCATTGGCGGCCAGCCACTGGAAGAGTGTTTTGTATTATCTGGTGGAGGTTTTGAATCACTGGCAGCCATCGCCGATGTCGAAAAGGCTGTAGCCGACAACACCAGAAGCAATGGGAAAAATATACGATGTCTCATAATGTCACCCGTGAATATTCAGATTATCCATACTGTTGACTTCCTTCATTTCCAGCATAGTTCACGCTGTATCATCATTGAATAAACAATTAAGTTTATTGAGCGAAAATTTACCTAAAGAAAAAATAATAAGCTTTGATATTTTTTTTGCAATATTTTAACTCGTACCAAAATAAATGTGTAGATGGCCTAAGAAACTGATGAGCAGGAATATTGATAGCCAGTAAATCACTCCCGTGGTAATGAAGGCCACCTGATTGCTGTGAAAGTGGCCTCGTCTGAAACGCCAGTTAAGTCCAGCGATTTAAGAACGTTGATATAATTCATCCACAGAATTAAAGCTGCTTTATTTTCATCACTGATAATTCCCAACGTTAATTCTGTGCGCCAGTCCTTAATAGCATTACCTGCATCGTTAAGTAATTTCTGTCGGGTGGTTTCGGCCTTAGCCTGACAATCCACCGAAACGGGTAAAATCTTACCATCCCTGTATCACCAGGAGCCATCACCATGGCAATCATCAGGGCAGTCTGCAGCGTCCACTTCCGCGCCGGACTTGCCGCTGCGAGGGCGCAAGGGCGAGTCGGTGGCAGGCGTCCAAAGCTCACTCCGGAGCAATGGGAGCAGGCCGGACGGTTGCTTGCCGCCGGTGAAACTCGTCATCGTGTTGGATTACTTTTTGATGTTAGCATTTCCACTCTTTACAAGAAATTCCCTGTAAATCAGTCGCGTTGAAAGTGGCGATATTGTACCAGCACTGACACATCGTGAAATGCGTGCGCCGCACGCCTGGCAACCAGAACATAAGGTATCCCTGTCAACCGGAGAGACTGCCTTATGGATCAGGATTACCACCACGGGGTGCGCGTTGTTGAAATCAACGAGGGCACCCGACCTATTACCACGGTGAGCACTGCCATCGTGGGCATGGTATGCACCGGCGATGATGCTGATGCGTCCGTGTTCCCCCTCAATAAGCCGGTCCTGCTGACTGATGTGCTCACCGCCAGCGGTAAAGCGGGGGAGTCCGGCACGCTGGCCCGCTCGCTGGACGCGATTGCAGATCAGGCAAAACCCGTGACTGTCGTTGTGCGTGTGGCGCAGGGCAAAACCGAAGCGGAAACCACCTCCAATATTATCGGCGGCGTAACTTCCGACGGTAAGAAAACGGGCATGAAAGCGCTACTGTCGGCGCAGTCGCAGCTCGGTGTCAAGCCGTGCATTCTTGGGGTGCCGGGACATGACACTCAGGACGTTGCTACTGAACTGCTGGGCGTGGCGCAAAGCTTGCGCGGGTTTGCCTACCTTGCTGCTAATGGCTGCAAAACGGTGGAGGAAGCTATTGCCTATCGCGAGAATTTCAGTCAGCGCGAGGGAATGCTGATCTGGCCTGACTTCATCAACTTTGACACCGTGCTGAAAGCAGACGCGACGGCTTACGCCTCCGCCCGTGCGCTCGGCCTGCGTGCCAAAATCGACGAGCAGATCGGCTGGCATAAAACCCTGTCCAATGTGGGTGTGAACGGTGTCACCGGCATTTCCGCTGATGTGTTCTGGGATATGCAGGGCCCGGAAACCGATGCGGGACTGCTGAACAAAAATGACGTCACCACATTGATCCGCAAAGACGGCTTCCGCTTCTGGGGTTCCCGTTGTCTCAGTGACGATCCGCTGTTTGCTTTTGAGAACTACACCCGCACGGCGCAGGTGCTGGCTGACACTATGGCGGAGGCGCACATGTGGGCGGTGGATGGCGTGCTTAATCCGTCGCTGGCCCGCGACATTATTGAAGGACTACGCGCCAAGATGCGCAGTCTGGTCAACCAGGGATACCTGATTGGTGGTGACTGCTGGCTGGATGAGTCTGTTAACGATAAAGACGCCCTTAAAGCCGGGAAACTGACCATCGATTATGACTACACGCCGGTGCCTCCGCTTGAAAACCTGATGCTGCGCCAGCGCATCACCGATCGTTACCTGGTCGATTTTGCCAGCCGTGTCGCTGCATAAGGGGGAATCATGGCTTTACCACGCAAGTTAAAACACCTGAACCTGTTCAACGACGGGAACAACTGGCAGGGGATCGTTGAGTCTCTGACCCTGCCGAAATTTACCCGCAAGTTTGAGAAGTATCGCGGCGGCGGTATGCCGGGCGCAGTGGATGTGGACATGGGGCTGGATGACGGTGCACTGGACACGGAATTTTCAATCGGCGGTACCGAGCTGCTGTTATTCAAGCAGATGGGCAAGGCAACCGTTGACGGCATCCAGCTGCGTTTCACCGGTTCCATTCAGCGTGACGATACCGGCGAAGTGCAGGCCGTTGAGCTGGTTGTGCGCGGGCGCCATAAAGAAGTGGATTCCGGCGAGTGGAAAACCGGCGAGAGCAGCAGCACCAAAGTCAGCAGTACCAACAGCTACGCGAAGCTGACCATTAATGGTGAGGTGCTCTATGAGGTCGATCTGGTCAACATGGTAGAAATCGTTGGCGGCGTGGACCTGATGGAAGAACACCGTAATGCCCTCGGCCTCTGATTAACCTTAACGGCGCGGGCAGCCGCGCCAGTATTTCATTAACAGGATACGAACATGAGCGACAAGCTGACTGAAAAGACCGTAAAACTGGATACTCCCATCATGCGCGGTAAAGCTGAAATTACCGAAATTGTGCTGCGCAAGCCTCAGTCCGGCGCACTGCGTGGCACCCGTCTGCAGGCCATTATGGATATGGACGTGGGCGCAATGATGACTGTGATTCCACGAATCTCCACCCCGACGCTGACCGCGCAGGAAATGGCAGAGCTGGACCCCGCCGATCTCACCGCGCTGTCGGTAGAGGTGGTGACTTTTTTGTTGCCGAGGTCGGTGCTTGCCGGTTTACCGACAGCCTGACGATTGATGATCTTGTGGCGGACATCGCCACCATCTTTCACTGGTCGCCATCCATCACTGACGTTATGCCGCTGACTGAGGTGCTGGCGTGGCGGCATAAGGCAATTCAGCGAAGCGGGGCCAGCGATGAGTGACAACAACCTGCGTCTGCAGGTGATTCTTAATGCGGTTGACAAGCTCACCCGCCCATTTCGATCCGCGCAGGCCAGCTCAAAAGAGCTGGCTGCAGCCATTCAGCAAAGCCGCGCCCGTTTAAAAGAATTAGATGCTCAGGCGGGCCGTATTGACGGTTTCCGCAAGGCCAGCGCGCAGCTGGCAGTCACCGGTAACAGCCTGAAAGCCGCACGCGAAGAAGCTGCGAAACTTGCCACGCAATTCTCTGCTACCAATCGCCCGACGGCGGCGCAGGCACGGCTGCTTGAGCAGGCAAAAAACAGCGTTACGGAGTTACAGAGCAAATATAACGGTCTACGTCAGTCGGTGCAGCGCCAGCGTCTTGCGCTCAATGAAGCCGGACTGGACACGAAAAAACTCAGTAGTGTGCAGCGGGAACTGCGGCAGAATGCCGACGAAACCCGGCAGGCCCTGGACCGGCAGCAGAAATCCCTTAAACGCCTGGGCGAACAGCAGGCGCGAATGAACGCCGTCCGCGATCAGTATTCACGCCGTCTTGAGGTGCGGGATCGCATCGCCGGGGCAGGGGCTACCACTACGGCTGCGGGGGTGGCAATGGGCGCACCTGTTGTGGCGGCAGTTAAGAGTTACGCCAGCATGGAAGATGCCATGAAAGGCGTGGCAAAGCAGGTAAACGGGCTGCGGAACGATAATGGCAACCGCACAAAACAGTTTTATGACATGCAGGATGCCATCAAGGCCGCCAGCGAACAGCTGCCGATGGAGAACGGCGCTATAGACTATGCCGCGCTGGTTGAAGGTGGTGCTCGCATGGGGGTGACCAATCAGGACGATCCTTACGAAGAGCAGAAACGTGACCTGCTGGCTTTTGCATCCACGGCGGCAAAAGCGGCAACGGCCTTTGAGCTGCCCGCAGGTGAACTGGCAGAAGGACTGGGGAAAATCGCGCAGCTCTATAAAGTTCCGACGCGCAATATTGAACAACTGGGCGATGCGCTGAACTACCTGGACGATAACGCCATGTCAAAGGGTGGGGACATTATCAACGTCCTGCAGCGTATGGGGGGCGTGGCTGACCGCCTTGACTTCCGAAAGGCCGCGGCGCTGGGTTCAACATTCCTTTCTCTTGGGGCTGCCCCGGAAATCGCCGCCAGCGCCTCTAATGCCATGGTGCGTGAACTGTCCATTGCTACCATGCAAAGTAAACAATTTTTTGAAGGCATGAATCTGTTGCAACTCAATCCGGCGGAGATTGAAAAGCAGATGACCACCGATGCCATGGGCACAATTCAGCGGGTTCTGGAGAAGGTCAACAATCTGCCGCAGGATAAACGCCTGTCAGCCATGACAATGATTTTTGGCAAAGAGTTTGGCGATGATGCGGCAAAGCTGGCTAACAACCTGCCGGAGCTGCAGCGCCAGCTGAAACTCACATCAGGCAGTGGTGCTAATGGCTCCATGCAGAAAGAATCCGACATTAACAAGGATTCATTGTCTGCGCAGTGGTTGCTGGTTAAGACGGGCGCGCAAAACGCTTTCAGCAGCCTGGGGGAAACGCTGCGCCAGCCGCTGATGGATATTATGGGCATGGTTAAGCGCGTGACCGGGGCGTTGCGTCGCTGGGTTGAGCAGAATCCAGTGCTGGCTGGCACGCTGATGAAAGTGGCGGCAGCTACGGCAGCCATTACTGTTGGGTTGGGGGCGCTGGCAGTGGCGGTGGCTGCTGTGCTGGGACCGCTGGCGGTTATCCGGTTTGGCCTGTCCATGCTGTCAGTTAAAGCGTTACCTTCTGCAGCCGCCGCTGCCACACGTACAGGTAGCGTGCTGCGTTTGTTGATCTCTGGTCCGCTGGCTTTGCTGCGCGTGGCATTATTTGCTGTTGGTAGCCTGCTGGGTGCGCTGCTCAGTCCTGTAGGGCTGGTTGTGGCTGCACTGGCAGGCGTGGCGCTGGTTATCTGGAAATACTGGCAGCCCATCAGTGCATTTCTGGGGGGCGTGGTGGAAGGGTTCAGAGCCGCTGCTGCGCCCATCAGCGCCGCTTTTGAGCCGCTCAGACCCGTGTTTCAGTGGATTGGTGACAGGGTGCAGGCCTTGTGGGGCTGGTTCAATGATTTACTTACCCCGGTTAAATCCACTGCCGAAGAACTGAACAGCGCAGCTGCAATGGGGCGTCGGTTTGGTGAGGCGCTGGCGGAAGGTCTGAATATGGTGATGCACCCACTTGAGTCACTTAAATCCGGTGTGTCATGGCTGCTGGAAAAGCTCGGTATTGTTAGTAAGGAGGCGGCAAAGGCGAAACTACCTGCGCAGGTTACGCAGCAGCAGTCCGCCACAGTGAACAGTGACGGCAAAGTGGTGCTTCCGCCAGGCGGGTTCCCGGCTTACGCGGGGATGTACGACACGGGCGGGATCATTCCACGCGGGCAGTTTGGCATTGTCGGAGAAAATGGTCCTGAAATTGTGAACGGACCGGCAAATGTTACCAGCAGGCGGCGTACTGCTGCGCTGGCCTCTGTCGTTGCTGGCGTGATGGGGGTAGCTGCGACACCTGCAGAAGCGGCTCCGCTTCATCCGTTCAGTTTGCCTGCGAGGGCATACCAGCCCCCGCTTGCTAAGGCAGATAGCCCGCCGCCGGTTATTCGTTATGAGATAAATGCGCCCATTCATATTGTCGCTCAGCCTGGGCAGAACGCGCAGGATATTGCCCGTGAAGTGGCACGCCAGCTTGACGAACGGGAGCGCCGGGCTAGGGCAAAAGCGCGCAGCAATTTCAGCGATCAGGGGGGGTATGAATCATGATGATGGTACTGGGTTTATATGTATTTATGCTGCGCACTGTCCCTTATCAGGAACTGCAGTATCAGCGCAGCTGGCGACACGCCGCCAACAGCCGGGTGAACCGCCGTCCGTCAACGCAGTTTCTTGGCCCGGATAACGACTCACTGACACTATCCGGGGTTCTGCTGCCGGAAGTGACCGGCGGCAGACTGTCATTACTGGCGCTTGAACAAATGGCTGAACTGGGCAAGGCATGGCCTTTGATTGAAGGCAGTGGAACCATTTACGGCATGTTTGTTATTGAGAGTCTGAGCCAGACAAAGACGGAGTTTTTTGCCAGCGGAATGCCCAGGCGCATTGAGTTTACGATCACCCTCAAACGGGTTGATGAGTCGCTCTCTGACATGTTCGGGAGCCTGAGTGACCAGCTCAGCAAACTGCAGGACTCTGCAGCTTCTGCTATTGGGGAGATTAAAAACACGGTTGGAGGATTGCTGCAGTGAACGTTAATTCTGATCTCCTGAATCTGAACAGCAAAAGCCCGGCTTTCAGTATCGTCATTGAAGGTAAGGACGTGACGACCGTGCTGGATACCCGCCTGATGAGTCTGACACTGACGGATAACCGGGGCTTTGAAGCGGACCAGCTTGATCTGGAGCTGGACGACGCCGACGGGCTGATCGCCCTGCCGCGACGTGGGGCTGTGATTCAGCTGGCGCTGGGCTGGAAAGGCCAGCCGCTTTTCCCTAAAGGGGCTTTTACCGTAGATGAAATTGAACACAGCGGTGCCCCTGACCGGCTGACCATCAGGGCGCGTAGCGCAGATTTCCGTGAAACCCTCAATACACGGCGCGAAAAATCATGGCATCAGACAACGGTGGGGGATGTGGTCAAGGACATCGCCGCCCGGCATAACCTCAAAGTGGCGCTGGGTAAAGACCTGACGGATAAGGCGCTGGATCATATGGACCAGACCAATGAAAGTGATGCAAGTTTTCTGATGAAACTGGCGAGACAGTATGGGGCGATTGCTTCCGTTAAGGATGGAAACCTGCTGTTTATCCGCCAGGGGCAGGGAAGAACGGCGAGCGGTAAGCCGTTGCCGGTTATCACTATTGAGCGTAAAGCCGGTGACGGTCATCGTTTTACCCTGGCTGATCGTGGCGCCTATACCGGCGTTATCGCCAGCTGGCTGCATACCCGTGAACCCAGGAAAAAAGAGACAACCAAAGTTAAGCGTCGCCGAAAGAAAACCACCAAACCTAAAGAGCCGGAAGCAAAACAGGGGGATTATCTGGTGGGAACGGATGAAAATGTGCTGGTTCTTAATCGTACCTACGCTAACCGCAGCAATGCAGAGCGCGCAGCAAAAATGCAGTGGGAACGTCTGCAGCGCGGGGTAGCTTCATTTTCCCTGCAGCTCGCTGAAGGGCGGGCCGATCTCTATACCGAAATGCCGGTGAAGGTGACGGGGTTTAAGCAGCCCATAGACGATGCCGAATGGACCATTACCACCTTGATGCATTCGGTCAGCCCAGATAATGGATTTACGACCAGCATGGAGCTTGAAGTAAAGATTGATGATCTTGAAATTGAATAA